GGGTAATATAATTAGTTTATCTAATAAGTATGAAGATACTATAGATGAAGGTTTTGATGATATTCTTAAAGGTGACTATCTTTGTGCTAATACAAAATATTTGGATGAATTAGGAATATTAGAGTAGTTTTATGAAAGGACTTTGGAAGAGAAATGTATCAGGATATAACCATAAAGATACCTACAGAAAAAAGACAAAATTAAAGCACATTATCAAGGATAATCTATATCATCATAAAAAGAAGATTGAAGATATAACTCATACTTCTTTTGATGATGCCAACCATAGTAGTAAAATTACTAGATATAATACAGTTCAAGTATATGAGGTTAAATATAAAAACTCAACAAAGAGATATAGGGTATGTAATGTGTTTGAAAATATATCAAAAAGTTTTATTATGTGGATTGATATTGATACAAATGACTATACCCCTGATAACCCTATAATTATCAAAAAATTGTTTAGACATACTCTAATTGATTTTATTTGGGTCGAAGATAATAGAAGAATGTATATTAATGATGGTTCTATATTTCTATATAACAAACCATATATAGACTATAAAAAGAGAGAACATAAACCTACAAAAGTTCATCCAAATATTGAGGAGTTCGATAATGAATATCAATGGCAAGATGAGTTCGACCCAATTTTAGGGGTTATATTTCACGGTGACGATGATAATAGTATTTATTTGAACTATCTTTATGAACAATATAATATATAGTTAAGAGGTTTTGATTGTGATAGAGGTTGTTATATAGAAGATTTTAAAAGAAATACTTTTGAAATATGGCTAGAAGAGTATAACAAAATAGGTGCTAGTAGGAACTATTGGTACTAAATTAAAAGGAAAATAATGAACAAATTAGTACAAAATAAAAAGTATATAACAACAAAAGAATTTACAGTAGGGTTTCCATACACTCCTCTATATAGTAATTACTATGCTAATTCACCTAGAATTATACCAGTAGGAACTACTATTAAAGATGTTAGAAAAGAGATTAAAACTACAATATATGACGGTATGCCAATACAAGAGGAGACTTTTAAGATGTTGATAGTAGGATTGTCGAGAGATGACAATTATGGTAGAGAGACAAGTGCTTGGGTCGATGTTTATATAGACACTGATTATGTAAAAGAGTGTTAAGTATAATAAACCAAATACAAAATAGATATTAAATTAAAAGGAAAATAATGAACAAATTAGTAGAAAACACTCCATATATGTATGGAGATGATAAATTAACAGCAATACCGTCAATTATTATATTGGAAAGAATTAACTCAATATCTAAAGTTTTATCGATAGAGATTAATAAAGATTTAGATAAACAGAATTCAAATAAAATTAATGATTTGATAAAATCTATTGAGTTTTGGAATCAAATGATTGATGAACATTCTAAAAAATGCAAGGAAAATAGATGAAAAAAGGTTATCATATCACTAAGATTAAAAAGGGTAAAATAGGTAAACTCTCTAAAGTTATTGAGGAGATTGATGAGCTTAAAGATGCTAGAAAACAAAAAGTAAAAATACTTGAAATTGTTGAATTATGTGATATTTATGGAGCTTTAGAGTCTTTTGCTAAGGAGTCATATAATTTAAGTATGAAAGATTTAAAGAAGTTTTCTAAAGTAACCAAAAGAGCTTTTAAGAATGGTCATAGATGAACTATAAAATACTTTTAGATTCCATTGAACACTTCAAGGAAAAGGATTATAAAGAGATTTTAGTTCCTTGGTATGTGGATAGGAAATATATCGAATATACATTTGAAAATGTGGACGACTATAAATTTAAAATATTAGATAATAAATATTTAGTTGGGTCAGCAGAACAATCTTTTATAAAGCTTATGGTAGAGGATAATATTTATGGTTCTTATCAAGCTTTAACTCCTTGTTTTAGAGATGATATAGAGGATGAAATACACCATAAATCTTTTATGAAAAATGAAATATTTATTAATGATGATACATCAATGGATAGACTTCAAGAATTAATCTATAATATATTAGAATTTTATTATAAATATACGAACGAGTGTAATATAGAGGTTGTAGAAACTTTTGATAAACTATCCCTTAAAAGCTTTGATATTAATATTAATGGTATAGAGGTAGGTTCTTATGGAATTAGAGAAATGAAAGGTTATAAGTGGATTTATGGAACAGTATTAGCAGAACCTAGGTTTAGTTATAGTTTAGAAAAATAAAGGAGAATAATAATGAAATTACTAGAATTATCAATATTAGGTTATGGTATTCAAATTTCAGTATATAAGTTATCCACAAAAAGATTTAGATGCAATATAGATTCAGGGTATGAAAAGTCTATTGGATGGTATTCGTCACCATTTATATCTATAAAATTATGGTATATTGGAATGGTATTTAGACTATTAATTAATGTAAAGGAATAAATTTTGAATAAACCAATAAACACAAGTCCATATAAATTTAAAGAATTTTTTGGAGCTTATGTAAGGGCTACACCGGAAGTATTTGAAGTATTATGTGATGAGTGGATTAGATTACATGATTATAGTTTAGGAGACCCCAGAGAAAGTTGGCAATATGGAGTCAAGTGGAATGTCTTTATAATTGGTTTTGGTGGGGATTTCACTTCATCTAAGGACTTATATCTACATAATCTAAAAGAGTGTTATTATGTAAATGGAGAGTTTACTTGGAATAAAGAAATATAAATAAATTAAAAGGAAATTTAGATGTATAGACATTTTAGATTGTGGTTTTGGTGGAATTTTGTAATAAAAAAGGATGAATTTAGTCCAAAGTTAGGTGTAATGAGTATGAGTTCAAAATACAAAAAACTTAGAATGAGTGAAGTGGGTATTTTAATATCAAGACAACGAAGTATAGCTCATAGATTAGATTCAGGAGAAAATATTAAAGATATTAATCAAGATACTATAAAGTATGCTAAAATATAAGGAGATTTTATGGAAAAGAGTAAAGCTAAAAAATTAGCTAGAAGTAGAGATTGTAGCTGTGTGTTAGGGAAAAATAGAGATAATAATTATAATGAGGTTATAGATATGATATATAAAGATTTTAAAAAAGAAAAGAAAGCTATTATAAAAAATATAATCCATCAATACAAGATTTCAATGTTGAGATAATATATTTTATATCACTTATTAGTATATTTACAGCTTTTGTTACATTAATAATATTCAAAAGAGAGATGAAAAATAAACTAATATATAAAGATATTGTAGAGGACTTTATTGATATTATAGAAAATAATTCTAATGGTATAGGTATTTCTTTTGAAAATATAGGAGTTCGTTAGAAGTATTATTTAATATACTAATTCAATTTAACTCCTATAAAACTCTATATCAACTCCATAAACCTCAAATAAACCCCTCAATTTCTTAGTAAGCTTTTTGGATTTAGGGTAGCTAGGAAATTTAGCTTTACCTGTATATAATTTCTTTAATTTATTATAGCTGGACTTTTTTAATAAAGGTTCTTTTGGTTTTTCATTGGGATGTATATAACAATCTCCATTATCATCTTTATACGAACCTTTATCATAATAATCAGCAAGATTTCTTAAAAATTCTTGTGGAGTTATCACCCATTTTTCCTCATCACTTCCGAACATTCTTTTGAAATAATTAATAAATTTACCCTCAATTGAGTTCGCCTTTCTTGATATAGAATCCCTATATGTTCCTTTATTTTCTGAAATAGGTTCTGATTTTAATTTATGATTATGGTCACCCACTACCTCATCTTCACTAATTTCTACTTTAAGAATAGGGCAAATTTTATTATTCTTAATCCAAATATTATATCGGAAGTCTTTGAGGTCTTTTTGGTGAAGTTGGATGAATTTCATTTATTGAGCCTTTTTAAAGTTATTTATAAAGGTTTAAGTTTGGTTATTGTATAATAAATAATCTAAAAAGAAAAGGAAACAAAGATGAAAATATTATTTCAACAACCACAAGATTATAATTTTAAAGAAATTGAAAATTATAAAGGTTATATTATATATGAATATAAAAGTATTCTTGGCGATATGAGAATAAGGTATACTTTTTGGTATGGTATTAACCCTTTTGAGTATGTATCTTCTAAAGAAACTATAGATGATACTAAAGAAACTATTGATAGATTTATAGAAAAGGATAAGAGATGATATATGTAAAGATTAAGAATTTACAAGGAAACTATTTAACCTACAATAATAAATTAATACAGTTAAAGGATAATGAATTAAAAGTGTTTGAAGACTTCCGTATTAAACATCCCATATTTGCGAATGCTCATATAAATAGAACGAATAAATGTATTTTTGGTGAGTTTAAAACAAATAAAAATAATATTCAAGATTATAATTTTGTCACTCCTAAAGAATTTAATTTATTAATTGAAAAGGAACAAATATGAAAATATTTCAAACTAACGCGGTACTAGGATATGGAGAACTTGCATATCTTCTACAAATTGACGAGACAAGATATTTAGTTATTGATACTGATTTATATGATAATGTATATGATTATAAACTAGGTTCTGTTGTAGAATTTAAACAAGATGAACAGTATTATTTAGAATGTACTTCATATAGTTTAGAAGAATCACCTTTATATGGTAGTTTCTTGTTTATGGAATTTTTAAAAGGATTAAAATGTACTTAATCGAAAGAGAACAAAACAATATTAGACCCAATATCATAATAGTTAATAGTATCAAAATGGCAAAATATTTAGCTGGTTCTACTAATGATAAAGCTAATATATTTGAATTAAGTAGAGACTTATCTATGGGAATACTTCAAGTTAGATGGAAGGGTTTAGATATTGATTATGGGTCTATAGTAAGTTCAATAAAACTTCCTAATGGTGAAGAAATTGGATTTTATCATAATAGAAATGAGAGACCTTGGACTTTAATTAAAGAAGCTTATTGGTATGACGATAAGAAAGTTCCTAATAAGCTATTATCAAGTGGAGTAAGACTTTTAACCCACCAATCTCATATAGATAACTTAATTAATGATTTAAGAGCCACTAAATATTATTCTCTTAATGATTGTAAAGATTTTAAATTGGATTGGATGAATTATAATATTGATGATTTAATTAAGGAATTTGAGTCAAAACCAACAAAAATTTTTAACTATGATAATCACATATATACAACAAAAATATCAAATGATATTGATGAGGTTAAGGATTTGCTTGAATATAATTCAAATATACACAAATACAAAAAGATGAAAGTATTCTACAATCTATTTAATCGTAATTTTGAAATACCACTAAAAGATATAGGGAATAAAAATGAGTATTTGTTTATAGGTAATATAATTGTTTTGAGTTTAAAGTAATTTAAGTAAATTAATAAAGGTTTAAGTTTAGATAGTGTATAATCTTATTATATTTAAAAAGAAAAGGATTGGAAATGAGATTTAAAAATTTAAAAGAAGTATCAGGAAATGGTATAGGTAAAGTTTATATAGGAACTAGAGCATTTGTTCACATTATAGATGCTAAAGAAATTGATATTGGTTCTGATGTAGAAACTATTGAAATTACATCAACTATTTTAAAACCAGAAGAAAATTGTGATTATAGTTATTTAGAGTCAGATGAGGGATATTTAGGTAGATTTTATTTCCCATCTTCAAAATCAAGAGCTGTATTTTCTACATTCAGTGAAGCATTTGTTTGGTCATGTCTTCCTAAAATGGATTTAAGAGAATCGCTAAGAGATGAGCCAAAAAATATATATCCAAATAATAGAGAATGGGTTAAAATTGGAAGAGCTTATAATAGTAAGAAATTTAGATAACATTTCTATAAGACCAAAAAGGTCTTATATTTATACACTTTCCCAATATGAGAAGGTCATATCCACTGAAAATTCACTTATAGCATCAGAGCCTTCATTTGTCATCTCAATAGATGAAATAGATTTAGGCCACATATCATAAAACTCAAATGTTGCTGTAACAGAACCATCAACTGAACTTAACTGTTCAACTCTTGCCCCATCAGTCATCATAGCATTAGTATCATCTGTACCTCTTCCATTAGCTTTAGTAGAATCTAAATATTTAATCCAATTATCGAATTTTTTATATAAATCATGACCTTCTGTAGAATAGAAAGTTAGAGTCCAAGTTCTATCGAAATCTTCAACTGATGGCAACATAAACTTTCTTGTACCTCTTGCAACTACTTCAATTTCTCCCATAGTTTTACCGGGTATAGAAGTACCTTTACAAAGTGTATCTATATTATTATCATCATTCGGACCATCACTTATTCCAGCAGGTGCGGCTATCATTATTCTAAATTGGTTGGCTCTTGCTCCAATTCCTAGAGTTGATTTTAACTCTTTTATTTTTGTAGACATTTTATATCTCCTTGTTTTATTTTATTTATATATTAATATCTATAATAGTATTTACGCCTTTTTGCATGAGATTGTGAGGGTCTTCTACAAAGAGATATAATAACTTTTCTTTTTCAGAATTCTTAAGTGATGATATTATTATATCTCTTGCCTCACCCTCACTTATTTTACTACTAACCTTCATAAATATATTTAATTCATCTACCACAAACTTAAAAACAAAATTGTATGGGTTATTTTTTAACAACTTTACAGTACCTCTTATCTCATAACCATTTATGGAGTTGATGATTTTATTTTTACTAATACTATCTTTATATGTTAATACATTTGGGTATCCATCCAATATAGTTTGAGTATTTTTTATTACCACTTCAGTGGAACTAATCACCCTTTCTGGTAATTTTATTGTGACTGCTAGAGGGGTAAGTAAATCTTTTTTTAATACCAACTCTTCATATTTCATATTAAGTTTTCTTGAAATTTCAGGAAAATCTAATATAGTCTCTCCTAGTGGTTTTTTTATATATTTTTTAATTTCTATTAGTTCATTTTTTGATAGATTAAATCTACTAACATTTATGATATTTTTTATATAATCAGTTATAGTATAGCTAAATGAATTATCCCCAAACCTATTCATAGTCTTAACCTCTACTCCATTCTTTTCTATCATCTCAATCTTACCCACCTTAACTTTTGGTGATAATAATAGCTCTTGTTGATTAAAAAACTTCATACTAGGGAATACCCTAAAATCGGCAACAATATCATTTATATCTTCTATAGTATAACTCAATAATATTTTATAACCATCATTTATATTTTTTATATTATCTTGGGGTGACATAAAATCTATAGCTAAATCTTTACTAGAACTCCAAGAAGTTGCTTTTAAGTTATTTAACTTTACATAACCACCAACAACATACTTATCTTGCTCTTTAGTTGTCATTTTATTAAATTTATCCCCATCTAAAAATATACCCCTATATATCTTTTTAGGCAATTGTGTTTTGTTTTTTATGGTTAGCATTTGTAAAAAAGGATATAATGATTTATCTATAGTTCTTTTTGCACTTTCTCTAAATCTTATAATCCACTTAAAGCCATCCAATAATGTTTTTTCATCTATACCAGTAAGTCTCTCAATTTCTTCTATTGAGTTTGTAATGTAGTTTTTTATCACATTAAAAATACTTTTGGTCTTAATTTTTAGCTTAACTGTATTACCAGTTTTATTCCAATAATTTAAACTATCTTCACTATCTTCGATAAAAAATGGTGCATTAATATATTTATCTCCATTCAACCAAGGTTCTACTCTATCCTTGTAATACATCTCAAAATTTTTATACCCACGAACTTGTGACTGTAGATAATTATTACCATAAGATACATTCAAACCTCCATACATTTTATTTGTTATATTTGAGAGTACTTGGCTAGTATCTTTATAACCAAATAAACTTAACAAATCATCTTTTGTAACTTCTTCACCACTCTTCAAGTTTTTAAAATCAAATTCCTTAGTATTAAAATTACCCTTAGAAAACTCTTTAGAATATCTTGTTTTTTCTGATATAAATTTTTCCAATCTACAATTCAATATTAAACCCTCATTTATATCTAATCCTAAACTCTCCTCAATAAACTCACTAAAACTTTGCTTATATAACATCAATTCTCCTTTTAAAATTATTTATAAATTAACCCAACACCCAATGACTATAATTAAATTCTATAGAAAATTCCATTAATTCTGTGGATTCATTAGAGTAAGATAATTCAGATACACTTTTAGGATAACAATTATAATATGTATATGTAACCTTTTCGGAATCATTGACAGAGCTTAGTTGTTTCACAACAATATTTGTCATATATTCCGAAGCGTTATTTGCATCTCTTTTATTATTTTTTACATCATCAATAAATACCATCCAATTCATAAAACTCTTTTTTAGAGAATGTTCCTCGGTATCATAAAATGTTATATTAAGAGTTCCATCAAAACTTGTATCACCTGCTATAGTTAATTTTTTACCTTGAAAATGTAGGTCAATATCGTTGGTAGATACACCAGGTAATGAAATGCTTTTGATTAATGTATCAACAGTTTCATTATCAGGCCCAGAACCTTTAGAGTTTAGAATAACTCTATAGTTGTTATTTCTAGCACCTATTCCAAGAGTTCCTTTTAATTTTTTTATATTAATGGACAAATTGGACTCCTTTTTTAGTATATTTATAAAACTTTAAGAATAATATGGTATAATTAGATATATTAAAAGGTAAAGGATTTAAGATGACAATTATAAAAACTAAGATAAAAGAGATAAATGAAGTAATCAAACCAAAAGGCTTAAGAGTATATTGTTTTTATGGCAAAACTAAAACTTTTAAAGTTGCTTTATATAAAAACAAAAAGAATAGAGAGGTTTTAAGTGGTAATCAACCAACTAAAAAAGAGGTTTGTAACATCAATAGTGATAGTATAGAAATATTAGATAGTAAATATTTAGATGATGTAACTACTGAGTACTTAAAAGGTTATGTAGAATTTGTTAAATCTATAAACACTTAATAAAACTTTAAGGTTTAATTGGTTATAATTAGATATATTAATCGAAAGGGTTTAAGATGTTACTATATGACGAAATGATAAACAGCGATGAAAGATATTATAGTGTGTTTATTAGAGATGACACTAATGGTAATTATGTTGGTAGTTTAAAATATAACTCGCAAAAAATATTTAATGTAAATATAGAAAATGGTTATACAAAAGATGAGGTATTGATTGATTTTATTAATTACCTATCTCTATATCATACTATGTTTTGTATAGGTGAATTTATATCACCTTCAATAGAGGTTTAAACTTAGTTTATGAATAATACGGTATAATTAGATATATTAAATAAAAAGGACATAGAATGGACATTCTACAAGATAGTGACTTGATAAACTTTAAGATAACACAAAATGATAAAATGAGTGAGGGTATAGTTAGAGGGAAAGCTTCAAATTGTGCATTACCCTCATTAGGACAAGGTTATATAGTTGAATTAAAAGATAATATAAAGATAGATGGATACTCTTGTATAACTGTATTTGATTATCAAATATTTCAGTGTTTTAATAGTGAAGGTGAACCTAAGAACTACAAAAACTCTTGTGCTAATACAAGATGTGATTAAAATTAACAATAAAAGGAAATAAAGATGACAACACAATACACAAACTACACAGATGACGAGTTAAAAGAGTTACTAAACGATATTAGAGATTTTGAAAATAGAAAAATTCTAAAAGATTCTAAATTTAGAGAATTAGTAGATATTTCAATGGAGAACTCCGGTAATACACAAACACTATTAACAGCTATGTCTATCTCAAATAATGTATATAAAGAAGCTTCTAACAGATGGTTAAGCTGTATTTAATATGTTAATACTCCCATATATAACTCTAACTATTGGTATTATTTGGTTAATTAAATTAAATCCTATAAACATTAAAAAATTCTATAGAGATGAAGTAAAAAGAGGTTTAGTTAATAATTTTAAATCTCTTAATACCAAAACAAATAAAGGATTTAAAATGACTCTTATTGAAACGAACAATAAAGTAAAATTTATAAAACAACAAAAGATACTAAGACCTTTTCAAATATTAGACGATAAATGTCAATAAATCCTATCCAACGGTGGGCAATAATGGAGTAGCTATTTCAAAGATTTCTTGCTCAGTTTCATCCATTATTTTCTCACCTTTTGCTTGTAAATCTCCATAATTAATCTTAGCTCCTGATACAAGTTCATTATCATACAATCCTACTATATTACTCCAAGCTAGAAAACACTCACCTAAAGCCCTTTTTTTAATCCAAAAGTTATTAAAAATATTATCACCTAATTCATTAGGTTCATAATCCATAGCTACACTTAAAACAGCTATTGAACCTTTTGGGTCTTCCTGAAATATAAGTTCTTTTGAGTTGAAATTGTATGTATATCTTGGTACAACATTAAAATAATACTCTATCATAGAAATTGAACTCATAGCATTTAATGAGGATTGTATATCAAAAGTTTCCATAGCCTGTATAGAACTCATAGAAATAGGGTCTAAAGCCAATGAATAGCCCATAGGTATAGCGTTAAAGCTTTGAAACATTGTAGTCATTTGAAGCCCTGTTACAGCCGTTATAGAGTCTGCTAGAGTATATTTAAAAACACCGGGTGATAATGTAACAGCTAATGTACCCTCAATTTGCCCTCCAAAAGCATATTCTGAATATTTCTCAATAGCTCTATCTATACAATCCGAAATAGATTGAGTTGATATATGAACAGTTATTGATTCATTACCTAATTGTCTTAGTAGATATTCAGTTAAAGCAGTTCTTGTTTTAATTCTTGCCATTTTTATTCACCTCATCAGTTATAATACTCACATCATATCTCTCAATATCGTCCAAACTATCAACCTCTTCTAATTTCTCTTTTTTAACTTTCTTTGAAACTTTAGGTTTTACCTTTTCAATAATTTTCACTTCATTTTCTTTAAATATAGGAGTAGCTAATGCTTTATTATATCCATCCTCTTTTCCTATTTCTTTAAAAGATTTTTTGAAGTTTTTGGTATAGAGATTTTCATAAACTATATCATCTTTTTTATAGAGTTTTATTCTACCTTGTATAGTAAATTCTTTAGTTTCAAGAGTTATGTATTTTTTCATAATAAATTCCTTTTAATTATATTTATAAATAATTAAAATGAGTGAGTATTATGGAAGAGTTACTTAACAACCTATAGAAGATTGTTAAGTATAATTTTACTATTAGCGAGTTGTATCTACCTCAATTATAGGTTCTTTACCTATATATTCTATTATACGACCTTCTATACCTTCACCAAAATCTTTTCTGATTGTGGACATATTTGCATCATTATTATATAGATAGTCACCTATATTTTTTTCTTTAATCCAACCATCAAAAATAAGAACTTTACTGTTTTTTATGGTTCTTCTAAGCATACTTCTACCACTTTTTTGTTTATATGTTATTTCTAAGGCATTATTGTATTGAGCATAAGGAACTTGTAGTATAGTTTTGGCTACACAATTCATAGAAACCCAATAACCTGCTCCATTCTCCCACATAACTGTAATTCTATTACCTATTACTTTCTCAAATTTATCATCATAGGTTTTAGGTTCTTCAATATTAACACTTGACTCATTTTTTATAAACGCTCTAAAACCCTCATTTAATTTTCTCATTTTTTACTCTCCTTAATTTTTAATTTCTTTGAATATATCTAATTATAGTCTAATAAACTTAAACTAACTTTAAATAGAGATTAAAATTTTATAAATAATTAAAATAAGTAGAGGTATCTATAACCTTTCAATAAGGTATATTTTTGAGCAGATATATTAAAAATAGAGTCGTTACTTATAAATAAAAAACAAAGTTTATGCTCGGACTTAAAAGGAAATTAAAATGGCATCAAAAAACTCAGCAGGAGTTTATGTAACGGAATTTGACCAAAGTATTGTAGTACCAAATGCTAGTACATCAGTGGCTTGTTTCGCTGGAGAATTTACGAAAGGTACATCAGGTGAATACACAACTTTAGGAAATACACAAGAATTAATAGATACTTTTGGCTATCCTACTAATAAAAACTATAATGATTGGTTTCAAGTTTTCAATTATCTTCAATATGGAACAACTATTCTTACATCAAGAGCAGTAGATTCTAATGGTACTTTTAATATAACTACCAATAAAATAACTGATAACACAGTTCTAAATCAGATAGAAATTGACACAGTACCTACATCAATTCAAGCAGGTTCTTTAGTTAGATTTGGAACAACTTCGGAAGATGAGTACACAGTGGAAAGTGTTATAGCCGGTATAGACGCAGTTAGACAAGTGGATACAATTACTATTAATACGGCATCAGATGGAGACTATACTATAGATGTAAATGGAACTCCTGTAACATATACAGCAGATGTAAGTGGTGCTGGTGATACAGTAAGTGTTATAGCGACAGCATTAGGTTCTTTAATTGAAGCTGTAGATAGTTCATATACAAATGTTATTGATATTACTCTAGGTGTTATAACAGTTGAAGCTACTACAGCAGGTGTTCCACAAGTTCTTTCGGTGACTTTAGGAGACGCAACTATAACCAATACAGTAGCAAATATAGAATCAGCTAATTATATTCTAGTTTTTGAACAAGTCGATGGATTAGATGTTGATTTCACAGCAGTAACCGAGGCAGTAATAGGTGAAACTTTGTACTATAAAGATGGTGCATATAATGCTTTTGTAGAAGCTCCACAAGATGGTGGCACGACTATTTCAGCAAATGTCCTGTATAAAGATAGACAATTTATACCAAATTCTGATGAGTATGATTATTTAGAATCAAGTATAGTTATTTCAGGAACATCTAAGCTGAAATTTATTGCCAAATCCAGTGGCGAACTTATGAATGGTATCGAAATAGCTATTGCAAGAGAAGCTGATTTTGTTTCAGGAACTCAAACAGTATTTAATGGAGTTTCTCTAAATGAACAATTTGAATTCGCACCATTAGAAGCTAATTTAGAAATAGCTATTATAGTTAGAGTTGACGGCATTATAACAGGTTCGTATATTGCTAGTACATCGCCTACAGCAGTTGATTATAAAAATAAATCAATATATGTAGAAAATATTATAAACAATTATGATGAATATCTATATTGTAAAGATAATACAACTATAACAAGTTTACCTGAATCAAGATTATATACATCAGCCACCTATGATTCGTTAGGAGTTGAGGTTACACCAGCAGTTAATAATGTTTTGTATCTAGGTAATGGTTCTGATGGTACTGTTTCGGCAGGTGATATATCAACAGCTTATGGTTCTGTTGCTGATAATACTATATTTGGTGCTGAGGATTTAGATATTGATTTGATTATTTCTAATGAAAGAGCAAGAACATCAGCAGGTGCTTTGGCAACTTATAGAGAAGATTGTATAGCCTTTCACGGAATGATTTATGAGGATGCTGTGGGATTAGATAGTAATACTATTGTTGAAAACGCCGTTAAAGATGTAACAACAGGTGAGATGAATTCAGGAAATGTTACCAATTCTTATAATGCTTATTATGGAAATTATAAGCTACAATATGATAAATTCAATGATAAAAATAGATGGATTTCGGTAGTTGGTGATGTAGTTGGATTATTTGCTCAAACGGCCTTTGATTATGAATCTTGGTATGCAACAGCAGGTCAAAATAGAGGTATTATTAAAAATGCCATTAGAATGAGTATTAAATCGACAAATAGAGGAATGAGAGATACACTATATAAAAATAGAATAAATCCTATAGCTTCTTTTCCGGGTATTGGTAATGCTGTAATATGGGGTCAAAAGACACTTCTAAATAATACATCAAGTTTTTCAAGATTGAATGTAAGAAGTTTATTTAATGCTGTAGAAAGAAGTATATCAAGATATGCTAAAGCTCATCTATTTGAAATTAATGATGATTTTGAAAGAAATAAATTTGTGGCAAGAGTTACTCCATTCTTGGAGACTGTTAAAGCCAAAAGAGGTATATATGATTTTGCAGTTGTTTGTGATACTACGAATAACACTAGTCAAGTTATCGACAATAACGAGTTCGTTGGTTCTATATTTTTGAAACCAGCTAGAGCTATAGAGTTTATTCAATTAAACTTTACGGCTGTTGGTTCTGATGTAAAGTTTTCGGAATTATATATTTAGAGGTTTGAGAGACTTTATGTCTCTCTTTAAGTTTAATGTAGTATAATACATTATAAAGAAAACAAGGAGTACACAAAATGAGAAAAAGATTAAATGAGGGTTTTAGTGATTTTATGGAGAGAGTTAGGTTTGAATGAGAATGTCGAGATAGATGAGATAAAAAAGTTTGTAGAGACTGGTTGGGATAAAAAAATATATTTTGGTGGTTCTGACTATAGAGTATATTCATCAGAGGGAGCAACATATATAACTAAAGGACAACTTAAATATCTATTAGATAGAAAAAAGGCTGAGATTATAACCGAGAATGAGGGAAAAGATTCAATGTATTGGGTAACTGTAGATGGTGAATACCAAACAAATGGAAATAGTAGAACATTATACACCCTAAAAGAATATAAAGATTTAGTTAAATTTTTAGATGGTGAAGGTCATACTATAAAGAAAATTAATGCAGAACTAGGAGATATTTAACCTAGTTCCAAAGGATGTAGTTTATTCAATTCTAATATTTGACTAAGTATATCCATTCTAAATGTATATGGGTCTCCCATATACTCCTCATCCTCAAAAGAATCAAACATACTATCTTTATAATCTTCGGAATAAATACCCTCTTTATCATTAATTAATGGTAAGACACACTTTTTCATAAAAATCCTATTCTTATCTCTCCATTCATTTTTAGACATAGTATTACCATTTTTTGTAATAATCCATTTAGGTATATCTTTAAAACTCATTTTAGAGTGTTCTATATCTTCAACCCAAAAATCTTTAGCTTTATCTTTATTATCTAAAATAAAACCAATAAAAGACTTATGGAACTCAACATCCAAATTGGTAATTTCTATAATCATATCATTAGATACGAACATCCATATTTTACCTTTTGTATAGGATTTATAACTTCTAGCGTATATTTTCTCAAAATTATATCCAATATCTTTTAGTTTTTTAATATCACCTGTATATTTGTAAAATTTCATTTAATTCCTTTGTGTAGCTTCAATATTGTAATTATACCCACATAAACTTAAAATAAAATAAAGTATCTACGATTAAATATATTAATTTATAACTTTTAAAATTTTTAATTCTTTTTCTTTATTATAAGAGTTTTTATTTACAAATTTTACTTTTTATAAGTTTTTA